CAGTGACCAGTCCGTTATCTTTCATGTAATCCAACCAACTCTGGAGGTCTTGGATGCCGCTGTCATAGTGAATGTCGAAAGTCGCTGAACGAAACGTTGGTCCAAACCGAGTCTTGGTAACTTGAGCTTGAATCGTTCGTCCAATGACGATTTTCTTGGCGTTGGTGATGCGTCCAATGTTCTTCATACGAATACGAACACTGGCGGCAAAACGAAAGGCCAATCCACCCGGTTCCGTATACTGATCACCAAACGCCATTGCTTTCATGTTCTGACGAAGTTGATTCGTGAACACCGCACAAATACGCTGACGAGCAAGGAGACCTGTCAACTTTCTCATTGCCAGAGAAAGAATTTTTGATTTATCCCCACCATATCCCGCAACTTCATAATCGCCCTCAAGTTCTTTTTTGGTTGGAACCGAAGCAATCGAGTCGGTGATGATTGACACGAGACGGTCTGGATATTCCTTTCGAACTTCTCCAATTGTATTTTCGAGTTGTTGAAGCATCATTTCCAAATGATCGCATGGAATGTAAACGAGATTTTTCACGTTCACTCCAAGCGCCGTCCAGAAATCTGGAGCCGCAGCATACTCGGGATCGAGCATCACTGCAAATCCGCCTTTCTTCTGCGTCTCAGCAATAATGTGAGCACATAAAAGAGATTTACCCGAAGATTCCAAACCATTAAATTCGGAAATGCGGCCTACTGGCAAACCTGCATTTTTACGATTACAAATCGCCAAATCCAACAATGTACTTCCAGTGGATATCCACTCGCTGACATGGGAAGGATCTTCTTTCTCGTCCAGAGTAAAAGCGACTTTCGTCCCATCTTTCTGACGATCATTCAACGCCTTTTGAAGAAACGTTGCTAACTTATCCCGTCCTGCTGTGTCGTCTTGCTCGACACGTTTTGATTTTGCCATAAAAGCCTTTTGGTAAAGTAAGATAAGTGTGGGTCCACCGTTTTTCAGGTAGACCCACAACTTATTGTACTGGATTACTTGGCCGTTGCCGCATCAGAAAACATCTTCTTGAATTTCGCCTTCATTTCATCGGGCGAAAGGTTCACAGTTGCTTTCTCGGCAGACGGAGAAACTGTAGCCGCAGCAGGAGTTGAAGCTTCTGTTGCAGTTGTTTCAGTATCGGTTACGGTCTCCGACGCATTGTCGGTTTCCGATGCAGCCTGAGCTTCGGCCTCTGGTTCGGGGTCGTTCTCTGGGTTTATGTGGTCTTCGAACTCTTTCTTGAGTTCATCGTAAGTCGGCTCGGTGAAGAGCGTCATGATGTCAACTTGGTCTTGGATTTTCTCCAAGAGCGCATCGTTGGCAGGATCGACAGCGGGAGTCTTCTTGATCCGCACATCAACCTTAGTTTCTGGGAATTTCTTACCAGATGGTGGGGTCTTCGTGAACTTGATGATCAAGTCGTTACCTGCTTCGAGATCGGTGATGTCACCGATGTCAGGATTACTCATCTTTTCCAAGATGGCTTCGTACACCTGTTTTCCGAATCCCCAGAACTTCACGCCCTCGTCCTCTTTGCCACGCACGATGACGGGCACATAGGTTCGGAGCTTGGGTTCGTAGGACTTGGAGAGCACCCAATTTTCCTTGGTGCCAGTCGCACGGAGTTTCTCGCAAAATTCGAGAACTGGGTCCGGGTTTCCGTTTACAGACGGGGACAGGAACGTTTTGGTCGTTCCATTTGCCTGTCGGTAATAGTAGAACTTCAATTCCATGAAAGGGTTTTCACGGTTGAATTTGTACGGAAGAATGCGAACTCGTTGTTCGCCATCGGTGGGTTTCCAGAACTTGTTGCTCTGCTTGTTCTTGCCTTGAAGAGTATCCAGCTTGTTCTTAATGAAGTTTAAGTCCATTATGATTCCTTTGTGTTAATTATTTAATTCGGTAATCAAGTTCAATCGTTAACGCAGTCGTTAAGTCTCTAACTTTCTTACCTTGATAAATAGCAATCTACCAGAGAAAGATACTATTTACAACTTATTATACGTCAAAAACGTATTTTTATTTTGAGGTCAGTCAGCAACACTGTGAATCTTGAGAGGGATGATTCGCACGGACACGTCGCCTGTGATGATGAGAGAGTTTTCGTAAAGCTGCCAGTTCACCTGATACGTTTTGTCCAATGAACCGTGTTCTTCTTCGATCAATCGATTCATGGCGTTCAGCGTATAAAGCGTGTTGGTCTGCTTCTTACGATGGATCAAAATAGTGTTGGGAAACTTCTGAGCATCCCGCTGCATATTCAAGACGTTATAGGTCAAGAAAATTTCCTTGGGATTCTTAACGTTGGAGAAAGCAAAAACTCGCTTGCTGTAAACTTCGTAGAATTCGAGAATTGCAATGGTGGTCTGCTTAAAGTCGCCCGCCGTGGAAAAGGTACACAGCAATTGTCTATTGTCTTGAAACGATGGCATAACGTAACGCTCTTATCGGTTGTTCATTGCTTCGGATATGACGAGCATGGCTTCTTTGTAGCCCATTTGCTTAGCGAAATTGAAAGTTCGGTTCAATTCGATATAACGCCGTTCGGTGATCGATGGAAGCAAACTTGGGTTGGTATCGTCTCCGTGCATGATTTGTTTGACAGCATTTGCTTCTGCGGCTCTTTGCTGTGGTGATTTCGGCGTGTCAAAATTCGGGGGCGGTACGGGAGCATCTGTTCCCGGTGTAGCGGCGGGTTCAACCGACAATCCCTGTTTATCGGATTGGGCCGCGCCATTTGTTGGTGGAGAGGCAGGTACCGATGATGTTGGTAAACTTGATGGGGTTGATTGGGACGCAGGTGCCGCCGGTGCCGCAGGTGCATCGGAAGCTGGAAGCTGACTCGGAGCGGATTGTGCCGCTGGTTCTGCTTTCGGAGCTTCTGGTGCAGGAGCGGGGGTTGCTGGCTCTGGGGCCGCTGGTGCAGGCTGACCTTGGGGTGTCGGCGCTTGTGGCGGCTGCTGAGCACCGGGGGGTTGTTGACCACCACCAAAAACATTTTGTTGGCCTTTAGACGGGTCTTGTTCAAAATGAGTTCCACGCTGAATGGCTCGGGCCTTATGTTGTGGAGTTGGAAATGTTACAAGCAAACCATCTTTGTTGTATGCCTGTCGTTCGGGATACTTACCTTCCACCATTTTATTATGAATGGTCTTGACATCGTTCAAAGCAAGTCCATGATTGTCAGTTAGACTTTCTCGCAATGCATCCATGTGCGAGTTGTTGGACATATCGAAAATCCCATCTGGGATTCGTTCATCCAGACAGACTTCGGAAAGAATACGATCAATAATAGTTGACATGTTCAAGAGATACCGATTTGATTATAAATATCTCCTGAAATACGTAAAATAGATAAAAATACTATGTAAGAAGTTCCATGTCGTGGTAGTTGTCGCCAACGTAAACCTTCATTGGAAATCGTCCTTCCAAACTCATGATGGATTTGATGCGATTCATGATAGGTCCATCATCAAGACAACAATCGAATAAAATGGAGTCATACGTGTAGAGAACCGCCTTGGATTGCTTCGTTTGTAGGAACTCCCTAACATTACCCAACACTGGAATGGAAATCTCACCCTCGGCAGCTTGAAGCATGTAATTAAACACCGTGGCTGGCTTGGGTTCATGAATATGCTTACTGGTAATCTTGCGCTTGAAAATGGGGGTTTCCACATACCCATGTTCATTAAAAAACCGCCAGTGAAAGTTGATATAATCCTTCAAATTGGACAGATACTTGATGTGGCTGTATTTTTCTTCGACACCGCCAAAAAGTTGGCGAAACGTGATTTGTTTGGCATCGGCCAAATCACTCTCGTCCACCGTTTTCTTGTTAAAATAAAGCTTGGCTAAATACTCGTAAATGTCAACATCCATCGGAATTGGGTAATCGGTCAATAGAGAGATGATTCGGGGGTGAAATGTCGAGTAATCGATCAAAACCAGTTTCCCGTTCGCTCCGAAGCGTGAGACGAAGGATTTGCGACAACCATCATCTTTGTTCAAAGCAGCGTAGTTGATGCCTCCAAAGCGATTTGAGGGCCTACCAGTGGCCGTATAAAAGAAGTATTGAGTGTACACCCTCCCATCCTTCACAATCCCATCCCCAAAGTGCTCTTGGAACACTTTTTGATTGATTGCCAGACCGTGCCGCTCGGTTTCTGCCAGAGGTTCGATGATAAATTCGTTGAATTTCTTGAAAGCGTCATCAATTACCGCTTTTTTAATGATTTTCTCACATACTTCGACTAATTCGGAGAAAGATTCGAGATGTTTCACCAATGGAACGAACTTTCCGAATCCCGGCCTTCCGGAAAAGTTCCGACGAACTAAAACATGCGCCGATGTCTCGAAATCATTGAGTTCAAATACCTTATTATCATAGAGATAGGCCGAAAACCCAACGTCATATAGCCCTTTGATCGGAATCATGTGCATGAACGATTTTTTATCCACAGCCCACTTGTTTCCAGTCATTTTGGAAAGAGTCTCGATAACCTCTTGTGGGTCAACGTCTTTGGGAGTTTGGAGGTCGGGATGGTTGAAGGCGTAGTAGAAGGTACGTTTCTTCGTTAAGTTCCTGATAAAGAGAATACTAGGAGTATTTGTAGCGGAATGAATACCATCATGAAGTGTTACAACGTGTAACAACAAGTCATCGTGGGCCGATTCTGTTGCAAACGTCATCCATTGAAACCGTGTCTCTATCATTCCAATGGGGACTATAACTGATTTCCAGCCGAAAGGCAAGTCTTTTATTGTCCCTTCGCTGCCGCCTTAGTGGGGAGTCGAAGCTTGGACCGAAAGTAACCTCGCAGTGGAATAACGCCCGCAACAATATTGGTGACCCATTGCCCGTTTTGAATGGTATCGTTAACGTTGATGATTCGGAATACAATGTTATCCTCAGAGTAAGGCTCGGGCAATCCTCTAACCCGAAACATACCAAAAGTACGAAGCCCCGCCAATCCTTGAATCTGAAACTCCGCTTGAATTCCCGGCATGATGCCCGTGTAACGAGGATTATGATTTTGATCATTGTCGTCCAACAACAAGGTCAAAACTTCTGCGTTCTCTTTCGGAATAGCTAAACGGAAAATAGTCTTTTGACGGACACCTGCCTTTGTCGTCATTTGGAATGACTTATTAGGTGGTGGATATAACGCTTGAAGTTTGGCCATGGAGTCCTTAAATGTATTTCTGTCCATTACCTCGGGATCTTTTTGGTTATCCGATTGATCGTTTTCTAAAAACAATCGGTCTCGAAACTTATAGTCAAGGAGTTCATTCTGGCCGCTAACGACGACGCTTCGCTTATTGGTTAAGTTCGTCTGAGCATAAATCGTTCGAATCGCCTGAGCATTGCTTAACATTGGTCGGAAATTAATGGATTGCAGTAAACCGTCCGCAGCATAGTAATCAAAAGTGAAAATTTCTTCACCATCATTAGAAGTGTATTGCGTCACTTTATTATCAACGATTTTCATCGTCGCAAGACCCGTGGTGCTTTCTCTTCCAGTCGACCCCATCAATTTCAAGTCCCAGAAATCGGAAGACGCCTTGTTTAGCATCTTGAAGATTTCATCGTACACATCACTAAACCGTTTCACTTCACCGTTTTCGAAAATCTCTTGAAATGCCTTCGAATTCAGATAAAGATTTTTGAAGAAGCCCGTGTAGAGAGCTTCATACTTTCTCTGAACCCCCTTTTCCGTTTGATAGTAATCCGTTATGAACGGAAACTCATATTTACCTTTGACGGTGCCACGTTCAAACCGAGCCATGTTGATCAAAAAGTTGATATCATCTCTGGCAATTCCGTTTGGTATGAGGGGGAGAACAATTCGACGCAAACGATAATCCGCCCACTTCAACGAAGGTTGAATTTCGTTTGGATCAAGATCGGATGCTTTGGGGGCCTTGGTGGACAAAGAGCATGGTAGCATAAGGTCCCGATATTCGTTTCCCGGTTTTCCGGTGGCTGATGTGGCGGCATCGCCCATCGACCCCGCAAAATACTTCGGAGCTAACGCATTGGGAATTAAAAGAATATCCCCATCCGTCGATATCAAGTTTGGGTGTCCTCCAATAACACAATCATCCACATCAACTCGAAACATTGGTTCGTCTTTGACCCCCTTTAATTCAGAAGAAAAGAAGTTTATGATTTCCACAATGAGCCCCATGTTTATCCAAAAACTCGTTCGATTTGATTGACAATCAAAATCATTATCGGTATCGGCATAGATATCCGAACTCGATGCGGTGCTGACTGGAATGGATACCGAACCGCCACCCGCTGTTGCCGCCGCTCGTGAAAGGTTGATCGCATTCCGATTAACCGTGGTTTTTTCATCTCGCCCATAAAACAATCCAAGAATGTAATCCTTGTAGTTATCGGGGTGGGTCTGCTTCACATACTTCAAGAAAAAATAAAGAGGATTCGTCGGATGATTCACTGCCCTCGACGCTTCAATCGCAGCATCCACATCTTTGTTTGCCTCAACGAGATTCTTAAATTGGTCAAGATGTGTTTTCACAAACTTTTTAAGGTTATCAAAAACTCGAATTTTTCCTTCTACACCAACATCCTTAGCGTTTTTTGTTATCGCCGCATCCTGCTCGATCATGTTCTCATTTACCAACTGGCCCGCATACAACCGATCCTTGGACGTAACTTCGGTCATACACTTGATTTTGTTTCCATCAATCGACCACTCGAAATTCGTGACGATTCCAAACACAACTTCATAATTCCCCTTGGAGTCGAGAACGTTTTTAGTATAAAGAGGATACGGGTTGTTGTACAGTTCTGCGAGTTTACGTCGGTCATCCAGACGTAATAACGAAAGTGGATTGAAATGATTCCAGCCCCATTCCACAATCACCGAAATACCGGGAATCAGAAAATACGGGCTCATGTATTCCAACTGGGCCGACGAAAAACAGGTCCATTCAATACGAACTCGACGCAGCAACTCTTTGTTAATCGTGACGGATACCTTTTCAATTTCCGGACTAGGAACGTGAATAGGATAATCACTACTGATGATATCATTTTCGATGAAATGAGGGATGCCCTCGGGAGTATAACCAATAATGGAGCGATTGGGAGCACTGGCTTGACGATTCGTTCCAATGGATTCTTGAAAGCCATAGGATTGGTAGAAATCCTTGCCGCCATAAAATACAAATCCCGGTTTGGCGGGCTTTACTTGTTCGGAACCATAACCATTGGAACACACTCGAACCCATGCGGTCATTGGTCCCTTATACTGATTCCAATCATCATCATTCTTTTTCCAATTAGTGCTTGAAAAAGCGGTTGGGCTCATTCCACGGTTCGTGGAACGTCGTCGAAGCTCATCTTGAATTTCTTTTGGAAAAACGTGGCATTCCCAAGGAATTAAGCTTATTGCCATAATATCCTCCCATCCAATACATTATACAATACATTTCTCTTTTCATTGTATCGCAAAAAAACACTCGGATTCAATGCTTTTATCAGATCGTTTTGCCGTCGAACATCTTTTGGTTTTAGATTACCATTGAAATCATAATGATGTGGCTCATCATATTCCAAAATCACGTTTTTGTTTTTATCATATCCATCCAACGCATACCCACCGATTTCATATTCCCCACCGTTTTCTCCGTGTTGAAAAAGATAACCTAGAAGATGCCCTATTTTATCTATACACAGACATGCCTTTTTACTATAAGAAGAAATGCGACCATTTCCGAGTTTTTGCTTTAGAATTTTCCGAGTTATTAACCTACGCTTTTCTCTATATTCATCGGAAGAATGAATTTCTTTCATGTGTGAAATATGAGATGCAGTGCCCCACATTTTCAATGAATTATTTCTATGGGCACTCCGGTATTCATATGACTTCATCTTTTTTTCCATTTTTTCCCGGATGTCATCCGTCGTCCATTGAGTTTTAGCATTGTTTCTACATTGTTCACGAAATACCTCGCCAAATTTAGTCTTATCTCTTCGGGATATTTTCAAAGCATCACTAAGTTTTTTTCTATACTCCGGATTTTGATACATGGATTTGTCACGCCGTTTTTCACGCTCAACACAGCCACAATGAGAACACAATGGATTTTTCTTTGTAGATATCTTAAATGATTTGTATGAAGTGTGAATTATTTCTTTTGCACATTTAGGACACTTTCTTATCCACTTTTTCCCAATATCGACGCATTCGTTTTTTAAGAATGTCGGCGCAATGACGTTCATAATATCGTTGATCCCGTTTTCGTTTTTGCTTTCGAAGTTCATATTCGGTTCTGTTTAATGCTTTTCTTCCCATAACAATTTCTCCGAATATACATATATCAACGGAACATAAAACGACGGAATATTATCCTTGATTAAGAATTTTGAACTCATTGAGAATCGCAATAACATTGGTTGGAATACGAAGTTGTAATCCCGCATCAACACTCATTCTTCCCTTCCCGATATTGTTAACGCTGGCAATCACCCACCAAAGCGTCGGGTCTTTGTAGTAATTATTAGCCAAAGTATCTAAATAGTCGGTTTCCGATGCCGTAATCAAAATATCCGATGGTGATGGCTTCACCACGGGATAGATAGTGCTCTTGTATACCTGTTTTCCATCCCACCGTGTTTGGGTTGCATTGGTTGAATAGCGTCTCATATGTTCTTCAATTATTTAACGGAAGTCTTTGTTGCCCCATTGTGAACCACCAAATATTTGGACATTGCCGTTGGTGCCAAATAATCCGGAGACGTTCGTCGATATTCCCCTTTTTTATAGTCCTCCGTGTGAGGAGCATGACCAAAGTGAGCCGCTCCAACAATGGCACGTTCTTTTTCAATGATATAGGCATTAATTGAAATTTCAGCAGTCTTGGGAAGTTGTCCGTAATTCTTTTCAACCAATGGTGACTTAATATAGTCAGCCAAATATGCCCACTCTAAAGAATTTGCTTCATTGTAAGTTTCCCATAACGCCGAGTCAGGAATGGAAATACCCGCTGACCCAATCACAATAGGTTGGTTCTTGTACATATCACCAATCGTCACCATGACCATCGGAGGAATCATAAAGCGAGCCGGAAGATTGAGGTTTCGATTAGTGGCCGCACTGGTATATGAGGCGGGTTTAACCAAGCTCATTAGATAGTTAATGCGCTGCCATGTCGGAGCCAATTCAATAATACTACTGATGTGAACGGTGAAAGAAAAAGTCAACGAACGATTGAATCCACTGTAAGAATATAACCGATCTGCTCGTCCGATGAAAGATAACTCTTCCCAGTTAGCCGAATCGGTTTCTTGAATTCCGCGAATGGTTGCACGAAACGGAATATATTTGTCATTGACAACATCATAGAAATAGAATGCAATTAAATCATCGCGATATGGTTTCCAAACTTCCCAATCACCACTCCGAACGTTCTCCCCACTTAAGACAATAAGATTATTAATGTAATCCGACTGACCGCTACTGGCCATCTTCATAGAAAAATTAACAGGATCGGAAGTAAACTGATCTTCCAGAACTCGAATTCCATCTCGATAATCTTTCAATGTCGTGTAATCCGGATTGAAGGGTTTCCGTGCGGCAATTCGATCATATCCAATTTTTGTCTGATTGAATGAGACGACGGACATTTGTTTGGTGGCATCAACCGTATAGGTTTTTTGATTAGATTTTGGAGTCCGAACGTTTTGTAGGTTAGTAAGAACCCGATCCATTGACGCCTTCATGGCCAGAACTTGCGGGTCCTGTTGGTTGGTAAATTTTGAATCGTATTTTTTATTCTCATCCAAATACATGGTTTGCTGAATGAGAACATCTGAGCCGCCGCCGAGACTTTGATCGGGCTGTCCTCCGACATACTCCTCATACTTAACCGGTTTCGATGTGTCGGAAATTTTGTAGCCAACTTCTTGGCCGTCAACACTGAAAGACCTATTTATTTCAAGGAACGTTGACTTCGCATGTGGAAGCATGAAAAGTCGGGTTGGGTTAAGCGGAGTTGGGGGCAGTCCTTTTGTGGGTCGACGCATTACTTTCGGCGATCCACCAAACCAAAGCTGTTGAACACCGCCTATTATTTCTCCGTTAGCCCCCAGATAAGTAAACGGACCTGTTTCCCCCGTACCACTTCCAAGCATCAACCCATAGGCGCTTTCATCAGCACGACGTTCTCCATTCTGAGTTTTGGGGATGAAGTTGCCAAACGTTTTTTTCAGGAAGTTCCCGACAAATCCACCCAGCCCAAGTCCTTTTGTGTTTGGGGTAGTCCATCTCTGATTGAGTTGAATCAAAGCAGCATCTGCCGTGCCCCCACGTAATAGTCCTTTTCCTCCAGTGAGATTGTTCGTTGGAAGAGCTTTTGCGCCCATTGTTCCCGCAGGAGGCTTCGGTGGAGAGTTTGTAAAAATGGATCGAATTCCAGAACCAACCGACCCCAACAAACTTCCAAGAAGATCACTGGTGTCAACATTTCGCTGCGGACGAATAGCCCAAAGATCCAATCCCATTCCTGCGGCGACAATCGGAGAGGTCGGATTCCAAATACGAGTTTCATTGAAAGCGTTTCCTGTTTGAAGCAGAAATTGTTTTCCAATGAAGAGAATGCCATTTTGAGACCCCATGAACTTGGCAACACGCTTAACATCGGTAATTGAACGATGATATAAATCAACAATATAGAGGTTGTTGGGATTGGTTACGTTAGCCTCATCGGGATAGGTGTAAATGAATGGCTGACGAGTTTTGATCCCAAAGAAGGTATCATAGCCATAAGGCGACAGCTTGTGATACAAGGATCTTCTGTTCGCATCAAAAAGAATTTGAATCTTTCCCGGCATTGGCGTCGTCGGGTAATTCGTCGGAACGGTTACCGTCAGGGCTGGTCGTGGTGATATGTTAGCCATATGCTATAAGTATTAACCCATGTTGGCTTGATTCGTTCCGTAACCACCTCGGAAGGCAGTCTGACGAGCCAAGGTTGCGCTCATGAGTTGTCCGTCAATGTAAATACCAATCTTACCCGCCATCAAATTACTATTCAGATCTCGAATGGACTTCAAAATTTCTCCAAGTGTTACGGAGTCTTGCTCTTGCTTATTCTGTTCCGTCGTTGCCTTGGCAGCAGCCGTAGCGGTTTCAGGCTTTTCACTAGCTCGGGCTTCGGGAGTTATAGTAACCTTCTTATCCAAAAATCCAACATCTTCCACGAACCCCGTTACACCACCACTAATTTTCTTTGCGAGACCGCCCATGAATGGGACTTTTTCAACTACCCATGCCAAAAATTTTCTCCAAGGCCAAGTTAACGCATCGAAAAGCATAGTGCCAACGCTGGCAATACCTTTAACAATGGACAATCCAATTCCGGATGGAGAATGTCCTAACCACCATTTACCAAGCCAATTAAATACATCCGCAAAAGGTTTCAGCAGAACATCATAAAGAGCATAACCAATTGCTTTTAGCCCCCCGATCAACATCGAATCTTTTCCAACAAACTCCTGATACCGGACAAAGAAACGATAGATAAGCTGAAATGCGGCCAGAATCCATCCAATTACGGGAATCGCTTTGGCAAACGGAGCGGCGAACCCTATCAGACCTCCAGCCCACCCAGCAAACTTTCCAAAAAAACCAATCATTTTGGAAAAGAATCCTGCAATGGGGACTAAACTAGAAGAAACCCCAACTAAGGATTTCCCAATGCTTCCAAAAATCCCGGCTCCCTTTACAAAAACAAACATCGCTCCACCAACCGCTTTTAAAACAGTGTGAAGATTCGAGAAGACGGTTACAATTCCTGCAAATGCACCAAAAACAGGGAGGAGTTTTACTGCCACAATGGAGATTTGCAAGAGAACATCAAAAACAGGATACAAAACTCTCGTTGCTTCCATTATAAGCTCATTCCATTGTTGTTGAAGAGCCGCAATTCGTTCTTGATTGGCCATTTGTTTGACCGACATTTCGGTTTGAAGAGCGTCATCTTTTAACTGAGCATCTCTCCGGGCCGCAAGTTTATCCATCAACTCAACCTCAGCTTTCAACCCAGAATTCTGCCGGGCCGCTGCAAGCTGTCGTTGCGCTTGTATCATTTTTAAAAGTTCATCCACCGAACGGCCAGAGGCCGCAGCAAAAGACTGCATCTGGAAATAATCCAATTTCTCAAAATTGACTCGGCGGGCTTCGGCGACAATAGCCTTAGTCGATTCAACAATTTTTCCTTGATACGCAAGTTGACGGGAAAGTTGAAGATTGACTGCGGTTCCGACAAGAACCGATGCCTCCATTTCGGCTTGGACGCTTTCAGTGAAATTAAGAAGATTTGCGCTCGCATCGGCAATTTTGTTAATGGTCGTTCCCATTGCCCGAGCCGCCACTGCCGTTTTTACAATCTGCATGGGCATTTTGGAAACCAAGGCCAGAGCATTTCCGGACATTTTGGCAACGTCCTGCATAACCAAATTCAACGGAACGCCTGCCGCCGTAGTCAACTCCTTTGCCACAAACGCCATGGATCGTTGCGTTTGAGCCGTGGTTTGACTCAGGGCCGAAATATTGCGAAGGAAACCAGCAGAATTCACTTCGGCCACACCGAGTTGAGCTTTCAGAAGTGAAGTGGTTTCAATCAAATCTCGGGATATCACACGAACACTACCAAACTCATCACCGAGAGCAATCACCGCCGTGGTTACACCTTCAATATTAACTCCAACTCTTGCTAACTCCGTGGCTACATCTAACATGTCTTGTTTCAGCCTCTCCATGTCGGGACGAATGAACCCCATGTGCATTCGGAACTTGGCAAGACCTTCATCAACCTTTAAAAAAACCGACCAAACCTCGGTAAGAATGGCAGCAAGAGAGGCCCACATTCCAAGCATTTTTCCAGAAACGATCTTGGTATCTTTAAGAAGCTTATACCATTGTTTTTGTCGCTCGAAAACACCTCCCAATTTCCCAAACATATTCTGAACAGCTTCATTCTGTTTTACTTTTTCAGCAAGAAGTTGTTGTTCAAGACGAAGATTGGAATTTAGATCACCAAGGGATCTTCGTTGTTCTTTAAGTGTTTTTACCGCAATGTCATGTTGTCCTCTTGCCACTTTCAACAGAGCCTCGGCATCGGCTTTAAGAAGAAAATTGGGGGCACTTTCTGCCGCCTTCGATTGTTTTAACATCTCTTCGGTAAGAATTTTTTGTAACTCCAATGTTTTCTCAATCTCGGAAAAATGTGTCTCTAATTGTTTTTCAATGGCTTCATTGCCAGCCGCATACTCAGCCTGAGCCGCAAGACGAGCCTGCCCGATTTTATCGAGTTCGCGCTCAATACTACGGATTTCGAGTTTTGCATCGATTTCCGTTTTAAGTCGATTTTGTTCTGAGCCTTCTGCTGCCATTGTGAATAGTAGTGGTTATACCATTTATAAATATGCCGTTGTTTGTGTTTTCGGCTTGACAACGGATATAAAAAGTGGTATAGTCGGCCAAGATGAATGATACTGATAAGCTACACGAACCACAATTTGTAAAGGATATTAGAAACACAATTGGGTATTTTCTGGTAACAGGATTTGTAACTTGCGGAGTAATCTTTATCTTAACTGGTCTGTTTGCCCCTTGTTTTTATCCAAAAGCATTTGAGATTGCAGATAAAGCGGCTGGAGCAGATGACAAAAAAGAAACACGTTACCGATGGATTGCGTTTGGAGTCGTTTCCCTTTGGTTCATCCTCAGTTGGTTGATAATCATTGCGGCGTACCACAGGTCACCGATGTAAACAATCGCATAAAACTACTTCGCTGATGCTTGACTGGCAACAAAACCGGGAACTTTGGCAAGTTCCTTCTTGCTGACAGGAGTTCCCTCGGTGACACCACGAGCTTTTTCAGACGCTCGCTTCTCATCTTCTTGACGTTTGACCGCATACCTGAAATAGAAGTTACGACGTGGTACAGGCATGGTGTACAACGTGTAGAAGTCGAACCGTTCGAGATCGTAGATCAACCGATAGGTGTTAATGATGTACTCATCCGTTAGGCCAAAAAAAGGAGACGCCCAATGGAACGTCCTCCCTCCTTTCAACTCCACATGCACGGCATGAAAAGTCAAAACTCATATCAATGTCCGGAGTCATTGATCTGATATGGTTACGGAGAGCCAAGCTGTCGCCTGCTCTCATTTCATCAACAAACTTGCGAATAGCTCCCTTGTCGGGGCTTCCATCAATACTGACAATAACCGTCTTCAAACGAGTGGTAACCTCGCTTGTAAATTCAGTGCTTACCTTTTGAAGAGCCTTTAATTCAGCGTCGATTCCATCTTCGTCCTTCTTGGTGAGAAGGCGAAACACAAGAGATTTCTTGGACAGTGGGAGAATAAAATCAAACTCATTCTTTCCTTTGGGATACTTGTCGAAATCAAACGGCTTGTTTTCCATCTTACCCAAATCAATTGTCAACGAGTTGTCGGCATTACACTTGGGGCAAGTGATATTGGCTTTGTATTCATCGCCATACGCCATACGACGAATCGCCACAAAAGCGGCATTGCGATCACAGTTGAACATGTCGTTGGCCGTGACGGCTTTTTCCACGATCAGGGATTCCAATAGCTTGTCCAGAACCACACCCTTTTGGATGAGGTTCTTAGAAGTAAGGATGTCTTCCTCTTTGGCGGTCATCACCTTGAGTTCAAGGGTGCCCGTAGCGAGAGGAGTATTTTCAGGATAAAACCACCCTTTGCTTGGAAGATGAATTATCTCGGTGGGAAAAGTATTTTCCTGCTTCACCGCTTGTTGTGGAACGGGACGAACGCCCGGCTTAGTAATGGAAACGATATCACTCATAAAACATTTGTTTAGTCAACCAATACATAGTGAAAGTAACTTTTTTTAGAATTTTTATAACGATCTTGCAGCTTTTTTCTCAGCATCCACCTGTTTTTTTAGGTTTGGACGGGTGTATCGGCGGGTTAAATCGTAGGTAGCTTTCTGCGATTTGATATCATTATCAACTTTTTTCAACATCTTTTGGTCCACTTTAACCTTATCACGGGCCGCATTCTTTTTTTCCCGTTCCAGCTTGGCTTGAGTAGTTGGAGAAAGTCCGACATCAGGAGTAGCGGTAGCTGTACTCGTGACAGGGGTGGTTGACGCCCCTAAATCAGTCGGACCCATTTCGGCAAGAACTCCTCGGACAATATGACTAACAAGTTCTTTGAGTTGTGTCTTGCGAATCATGTTATCTTTTTCGAGCTTCCATCAACGCTTCACGGATCATTGTTGAAAGCATATCCTTCGCTTCATCAATATCAGGTGCCATAGTGTTCGAAGCTTGAGCTACAGCAGGACCGGTTTGAGCTTGATCAAAACCGGGAGCTTTATCTGGAATTGCAATCGTCGGATGATCGGCGGATACACCGGGGGCTACGCTGGCCTGTTGTGCCTGTTGAAAAGTATGAGCGGGAAGTAAATACAAATCATCGTCGGCATCATCTGGATTACGCTTTCCAATATAAAGAAACATGGCCGCATTTGGATT